GGCAGCGCGAGGTGTCACACTACACGACAGGCCAAGCGGTGGTGGGCGAAGGGCGCACGCCGTTGCCCTTCAAGGAACTACGGCACGCCGACATCCTCATCCTATCATGGGAAACGATGCCCTACTGGATTGACGCCATCGACGAATGGCGCAGAGTGTACGGACACCTGTACGTTATCTTCGACGAACTACACAAGGGCAAGTCGTGGAAGCGAAAGAAGAAGTACCTCGCGCCAGATGGTCAGGCCCGGTACATGTCCGCCGACAACCGAGCCTCCGCTGCCTGTGAGATTTCACGCATGGCTCGACGGCGACTCGGCCTGACTGCGACCCTCATCCGAGACAGGGTGTCAGACCTCTGGGCGCAGGCAGACCTCGTTTCACCCGGCTTCTTTGGCTCGAACTGGGACTTCATCCACCGATACTGTGACGCGAAGCGCAGTCCGTTCGGTGGCCTCGATACCAGCGGCAGGTCCAATGTTCCTGAGCTCAAGGAGAAGCTACGCAAGATTGTGCATGTGGTATCTCGTGAGGAGATGGCCCGGACTCTTCCGCCCAAACGGCGGCAGCTTGTCTACCTATCGAAGGCAGACCAGACGAGACCAGCAGGGTTCGCCGAGGACATGAGACGAGCAGCACGGCAAGGCAGGCAGGCACTGTTCGAGATGAAGCTACTCGAAGCCGCAAGCCGCAAGCGCAACTGGATAGCCGAGACCGCAGCGGATGCAGTCGAGGCAGGGCAGAAGGTGTGCGTCCTAACGGGCCGCAGGAAGGACTGTGAGGCGCTCGCCAAGCTGGTGGGTAAGAAGACCAAGGGTCTGCCAGTATGGAGCGGACACGGCGGCGACAGCACCTCGTATCGGGACGGCATCGTCAAAGAGTATGCAGCTCACGAAGGTGGCGCGGCGTTCGTCGGGACCACCGATGCGTTCGGTGAAGCCATCGACGGTTTGCAGAACACGGACCTCGTCATCTTCGGACTGCTCCCGTGGACGCCGGGACAGATTACCCAAGCTGAAGGACGGTTCAGTAGGCACGGGTCAACCAGGCCTGTGCTCTTGATGTACACCGTGGCGAGCGGGACCGCAGACGAAGCGGTCGCTGATGTACTGCTCAATAAGCTCCAGTCGGTGGAGGCTGTGCTTGACGACAAGGAGTCTGGAGAGGTGGCGAGCACTCTTGCCGGTGACCAGAACGAGGACGAGATCATAGCTTCAATCTTGAATCTCTGCTCTTGACATTCCCTTGACATCTTTGGCCCTCATATGTGGGGGCGATTGATTATACTGCTTTCGTTGGCAATGACGCCGACCACAACCATGAGGGACAAATGATTATCAATATGGCAATGTCAAAAGACATCGCGGTGAACCTCGTCCGCTTCTGCTTGATGGACTCACCGGAAACATCAAAGCTCACAAACATCGTGTCCCTCGTCCTTGGGGGCGACTGGGACTTGGCGGAGCAACTGATTGGTGCTGCTCTTATGGCCGATGTGCTCACCCGTACCGAGCGTGAGGAAGCTATGGATGTCAAGTGGGTCTACGGTGTTGGTGAAAAGTGCGAAGCGTTCTGCGAGAAAGCAGCGGCTGAGTACATCCTCCGCAACGTGGAGTACGCATCATGAGCTACGACGCACACGTCAGCGCATACGCTGCGCTCATCATCGACATTGTGCTAGACGCCACGAACGACATCGACGGTGCGCCCGATGCATGTGAGGCCGGTCCCGTCGGACTGCACCGCGCCGCAGACTGGCCTGCGCGATGGAATACGAGGCGCACGATATGTACGGGTGGGGTTATCCCAAAGGCCCGCCTACTTTTGCTTTTGCCCGATACGTCACCTACCTGATGATTCCTGACGGCACTCCAAAGTGCTACCTCGCAGACATGTCCCGAGTGTTGGAGCGGTCATGCAGTACATGAACTACGACTGCACGACGTGCGGGACAGAGTTTCAGCATGAGCTTCAAGTCTACGGCAATGGTGGCGTGTGCGACCTCTGCGAAGGCGAGCTCGAACCTGACTCTTCCTTCCGCGTCCTTTACCTCGCGGACCTAGATTGGTTTGTTGCGTTTCCTCGAACATCAGTTAAACCCCTTATGACCAAAGAAGGAGGACAGCATGAGTAAGTTACGTCATGTGTTTGGCATCATCTATGCCGCGCCAAAGAAGGGTAAGACCCTTGGGATGATCAAGTCGTTCCCCAACGACGCGCTCTACATCGGACCAGTCGGCGGCACATCGTGCGCCGAGTACATTGGGTACGAGCCGGAGACCTGGATCGTCAAGCCCGATACGCGGGTGGCCAAGATCATCGAGGTCATCAACCGAGCGTCGGCATCGGGCAAGTTCAAGGCTATCATTGTCGATGACTTCAGCCTGATTGTAGACTCGGAGCTCCACCACATTCAGAGCGTGCCTAAGAACGCTGGCTTCAAGGCGTTCGATGTTTTGAACAAGACCATGTACAAGCTGCGTGACGCAGCCCGCAACGCGAACTGTCACGTCTTTCTTCTCATGCATGAGACGCCGCCTCGCGAAGTGAGCCGGGACAACCATATGGTGTTCATCCCCGGACACCCTTCCATCACGGGGTGGAAGCTCCCAGAGAAGATTCCTGCTATGGCGGACTTCGTTGTTCGTGTAAAGCATGAACCAAAGGCATGGAGCCAGTGGCCCTACGTCTATCAGGCCGCTACCACCCCGGAGTTTATTACCGGCAGTAGGTTCGACATGATGCCTGACTACTCGCCTACCAACATCCGCGAGGTGATGCTCGCCACAGGTTACGACCTGCCTCGCCCCGAGGGCATGGAGTGGATGGACGAACTTGCCGACACTGTGGCCGACAGCCTCATCGAGTACGGGGCTGAAGACAAGCGCGCCGTCAAGAAGTGGCTCGCGAAGAATGGCCCGGAGTTGGCGCTTGCTTACGAGGGTAAAGACCCTCGACACATTCGCTGGGCAGTCAGCGATGGTATTGATAGGGCGGTGATTCGCCGCCACAAGTTGAACCTGTTGGATGATTTCTTCACCAACTTTTAGACGAGAGGGAGAGTGAGATGGCTGTTATTTTCAGAGCCAAGACAGATGACATGACCGGCGGTAGGCTGGAGACTCGAGGCATCTACCAAGTTGAGGTCAAGAACCTCAAGCCGGAGGTGAGCAAGAGCGGCAACAACATGATGTCGTGGATGGCCGAGGTCACCGAGGGCGCGCAGAAAGGCAAGGTCTGCTACGGTCGCATCTTGATTCCGACCGCGCAACTCAAGTGGCCTCGCGCGCGGTGGGTCCGTATGCTGGAGTCTTTCGGCTTTAGCGGAGAAGAGGCGCGGCAGATTATGAACGAGGGCCTGGATGACGAGAAGCATGTCATCGGTCAGCAGGGATGGATTGAGTTCACCCCTCCGATCGGCGAAGGCTCGTTCGCGGAGGCGGAGTGGATTACCGAAGCACAGGCTGTGTCTCGCATCCAAGTCGCAGCCGAGGCCCGCGTGGCTAGGGCGGAGCTGACGCCCGACGACGACATGCCGTTCTAAAATCTTGGGGCACCCTAATCTCTGCGGTGGTGCGTCCTTCACTCCGCAGCAGTAGGGGGCTGGTTACCTTCCGTGGGGTGTCCCATTTATCTCAAGCAGGGGTCTTTGCAGGCTCATTCGTACTCCTGAGTTAGGTCAGGCTGGAGGTTTTGTCTGATCCCCCACCTGTCCGCGCAAAGGCTCCTGCTTTTGGAGACACCATGAGTGAACTGACTGTCCCTGAGTTTGCCGCCTTGGAGCGGCTGCTTTGTGAGTGGGAAGTTCCAGCAGCAGACTGTACTCCAATGGAGAAGGCGGGGTTCGTGTCATTAAAAAACCAAGGCCGAGTGAAGTTAATCAGCGGGACGTACATGGGTCTCGGCTTTACGACCGGCGAGGAGTTTGACCTATGGTTCCAATGGTTCGAGAAAGTTCTCGGCCTCGACTCCGATTCCCCACCAACCCAGTTTAAGTCCCGCAAGGTAGACGCCAAGCGGTACAGAGATGGCAACATAGGACAGAAGATAGAACGCGAGTAATGTCGCGCCGACTTTTTTGTGACTCATTCTCATGCCCCCATACTAATCAAAGGCCCACCAATAATGTCATTTAACAAAGCCAAGTGCAGTAGTTGTCCGCTCCGAAAATACTGGCAGTCCGAGGGGCGATGGCGTCGAGTAGACTTCCTACACAATGACTCCGACGTGCTTGTGCTTGGCGATGCGCCATCTAAGCAG